AATGGGTAGAAAACAAAATAACTATGAATATTTACTGAATAAAGTTGATAATAGTAGGTATGTATTAATAAATAAAGAGTTAATTTCTAATTTACTTAAGGAACATAATCTACCTAAATATAAAGTTAGATTTTTAGATAGGTTTTGGGAGTCTAAATATGAAAGGTTAACTTATCATTCATTATATAAATTAATAGAAATAATACCAAATAGTGATTTATTAACTTATCTATTATCCCAAGTTAAATATAACGAATCATTTTATATTGATGAGATAGTGGATATTGAAAAATCTGAAGATTATACTTACGATTTACACGTACCTGAAACAAATTCATTTATTTCTAATGGTCTTATTAGTCACAACACTGGTGGTAGAGCTTCTTTGGTTTCTACACCTAACGGTATGGATTCGTTATACTACAAAACCTATGAACAGGCTATGAGTGGTGATAACGATTTTCATGTTATTGAAATGAAGTGGTATCAAGACCCTAGATATAACAAAGACCTGCGTTGGATTAATGAAGATGATGATGATGATATTATAGAAGAGGTTAAGTTTACGAAAGAGGGTGATTCTGAGGAAAGTGTTAGAGCTATCCACGAACACTACGACAAAATGTTACAGAAAGGTTATAAACCTGAATCTAGTTGGTATCGTGAAATGTGTCGTGGTATGAACAACGATAAAAAGATGATTGCTCAAGAGCTTGATGTATCTTTTATTGGTTCTGGTGGTGCTGTTATTGACGATAAGTACATCACAATGCAAGAAAAGGAGAATGTTATTGAACCTGAATTTATTTCTGGTGATGAAAAAGAAATTTGGATATGGGAGGAACCTAAAGAGGGACGTCAATATATTTTATCTGCTGATGTTGCTAGAGGTGATGGAGAAGATTCTTCAACTATAGTCATTATAGATTTTAATACCATGACTCAAGTTATGGAATATAAAGGTAAATTGAGACCAGACTTATTAGGTGATTTGGTTAATGAATATGGTAGAATATATGATGCATTGGTGGTTGTAGATATTACTGGTGGTTGGGGTGTTGGTACTATTAACCGTTTATTAGATTTGGGTACACCTAATTTATACTACGCCGACAGTTCAAGCAAACCTCTAGAAAAGAAGAGTAGAACCCCAAAGAATTATTCTGATGAAGGTAAATTCCCAGGTTTTAATGTAGGCGCTGGTCTCAGAGCGCCTATTGTAAGTCATCTAGAAATGATGGTCAGGATGAATGGCGTAAAAGTTAGGTCTAGAAGACTAACCTCAGAGATGAGAACGTTTGTATTTAAAAACGGTAGGGCCGACCACATGGATGGGTATCATGATGATTTACTTATGGCTCTAGCTTATGCTTTATGGGTTGCTGAATACTCATTTAAAAAATTAAACGAATCTAAAGAGAAAAGTAAGGCTATGTTATCTGGTTGGATGGTTAATAAGGGTGAAGTTAGTAATGAGGAATATAGACGTAATGGTTTTACATCAAAAAAAGATAGAAAGAAGAAATTAACCACGAAACAACCTAACTTTAGTCACACTGTAGCTAAGAATATGCAAGACCCTAAGGGTAAGTATATGTGGTTATTTAGTGGTTCAAGATAAACAAGTCAATAACTTGACATATTTACAATATATAGTATCATTAATAAAATAAATTAAAATGGCAGAAAAACCAACAGTATTTCAAAAATTAAGCAATGTCTTCGGTAAAGAGGGGATAAATCCAGAGGTTAAAAAAACCAATAGATATTCATTGGGTAATGGTACTGAATTACTAAAAACTAAATCAAAAGAGGAATACGAGACTACTAAGTTGCAAGCTCAACAAGATAAGTACTTACAAGGTCAGTGGTCTAAAGTAGATGGTGAGCTTTATCAACAAGCAATACACTATGAAACAACTAGAGTTGGGTCATATTCGGATTTTGAAACGATGGAATTCTATCCAGAGATTTCTGCCACATTGGATATATTCATGGAAGAGTCTACAACCCCTAATGATAAGGGTGATGTAATAAACATATACTCTGGTAGTAAGAGGGTTAAAAGAATATTGCAGGATTTATTCATTAATAGATTAGACATACACACTTCACTACCTATGTGGTCTAGGAATTTATGTAAGTATGGCGACAACTTTGTACACCTAAACATTAATAGTAAAGCTGGTGTTGTTGGTGTTAGACAGCTACCTAACTTTGAAATCGAAAGAAGAGAGAATGACATTAGAGGTGTTATATCCCCATCGCAACTATCTGATGTAAATCAAGATGAGGCTAGAAATAAAACACAATTTTATTGGAAGAGAAATGAGATGACATTTCAATCATGGCAAATAGGTCACTTTAGACTATTAGGTGATGATAGGAAATTACCTTATGGTACTTCATTTTTAGAGAAAGCTAGGCGTATATGGAAACAATTGATACTGGCTGAGGATGCTATGTTAGTTTATAGGGTAACTAGGGCACCAGAAAGACGTGTCTATAAAGTTTATGTTGGTAACATAGATAATGAAGACGTTAGTGGTTATGTTGATGATATTGCTAATAGATTTAAGCGTACCCCACTTATTGACCCTCAAACAGGTCAAATGGATGTCAGGTATAATCAATTAGGTATTGACCAAGATATTTTTATACCAGTTAGGGATGAAAATGCTCAAACCCCTATTGATACCTTACCTGGTGCTCAGAACTTAGACCAGATTGCTGATATTGAATACCTACAAAGAAAGTTATTTACGGCGTTAAGGGTACCTAAAACCTTCTTAGGTTTTGAAGAAGCTCAAGGTGAGGGTAAGAATTTAGCATTGCTAGATATTAGATTTTCTAGAACAATCAATAGAATACAACAAGCCCTTTTACACGAGCTGAATAAAATTGCTATAATTCACTTACATTTATTAGGTTTTACTGATGATTTAGATAATTTTACACTTACATTAAATAACCCATCTACACAAGCTGAAATGCTTAAAGTTGAACATACAGCGGCCAAGGTTAATCTATATAAAGATGCAGTTGCTGATTCTGGAAATGGTTTTGGTGCAATGTCTATGACTAGGGCTAAAAGAGAGATATTAGGTTGGAGTGATGAAGAAATAAAACAGGATTTACTTGAACAAAGAATTGAAAAGGCTGCGGCTCAAGAGTTAGAAAACACAGGTAATGTTATTAAGAATACAGGTGTGTTTGATAACGTTGATAGAGTTTATGGTGATATGGAAATGGCCAGACTAGGTGGTGTTGTTGATGAGGAAGGTGACGGACCCGATGGTGGTGGTGGTAACACTGGTAGTGTCGGCGGTGGCTTTGGTGGTGGCTTTGACGATAATGGTTTAGACTTAGATGATACTGACGTTGAAGACGGTGGTTTTGGTGATACCGAACCTTTAGATGACGCTGGTGCGGATAATGCCGATGTAGATACTGAAGACACCACTGATGAGTCTAAGAAAAAGAAAGGTAAGATAATTAACGAAAATTTAAAACGTAACCCTAAAAATAGTTCAGTTAATAAATTCATTAACATGTTAGATGAGAGTAAAAAGGCTGAAAAGAAAAAGAAAAATGAGGTAACTAAATTTTATGATAAATCAGTTAAATTTAACAAAACAATGGATTCTATGATAAATGAAATTGATGATAAATTGGGCGAGACTGAAGATATTAATGAGTAAAGTTGTTTTTTATTGCATATTGACCATATTTATAATAAAAAAGAACAATGCAAAATTTTGGTCAAATACATGAAACTTTTAAGGATATTTTAATAGATGGAATCGTCGAAGGTAATAATAAAAACAGAAAAGTTTTTAAAGCCTACGCTAAAACCCTTAAAGAGAATTCAACACTAAGAGTACAATTTGAAGTTTATGATAGTTTAGAGAATAAAGTAAATGAAGACTTGGAAAATTCTAAACTATTTGTTGATGAATGTTTATCTCTATTGAGTAAATTAGATGTTAATAAGGTTAATGAATGTAACAATAAACTAACTAAGTTTTTAAACAAGAACGGTTATATGTTAATTGAGGATTATGACAATAAAGAGTTACATGAGCACATCTATAGGTTAACCGTAACACCTAGGTCTGCTAAGAATTTATCATCTATTGTTGAATCTAGAATGTACCTGAATAATTTCACAGGTAAAAAGATTATGACTGAGAACACTAAGGTTGAACCTTACACTAATAAATTCTTGGCTCCAATAATGATTGAGAAGTTCAATAAAAAATACTCTACTGTTTCAGAAAGTGAAAAGAAAGTTATTAGAACCATTATTAACGGTGATGAATCTCAAAAGAAAGACTTTTACAAAACAACAATAAGAGAATGTTTAGATGTTATAAATACTAAATTGAAAGAGGAATGTTCAATTGAAGAAAAAGATACTTTTTTAAGAGTTAAAGATAAAGTACTAAGGTACGACTATAACCCAGAGACTTTTATTAGTGAAATGACTGAGCTTAGTTATTTAAAAGAAACATTAAATTAAAATGACTCATATACTATTTCAAGCAGATGTAAACATAATTAATTGGTTATTGCAGCAAGCGCCAGTGGTGGTTGTTATGGGTGCTGCTATATACTGGTTGGCTAATAGATTAAAGAAAGCTGAAAATGATAAAGACGAGTTAGCTAAAGACGTCATCAAACTTACAACCCTATGGG